CAAAAAAGGAATAGCTAAAGAAGTTGCAAGAGCAGTATTACCTGAAGGTTTAACTACATCAAGGATTTATATGAATGGAACAATAAGAAGTTGGATTCATTTTATTGAATTAAGATCAGGTAATGGTACTCAAAAAGAATGCAGTGAAGTTGCAAGAGCTTGTGCTGAAGCAATAGCAAAAATATTTCCGATGGTGAAAGGGTTTGTTAATGAATGATAAAGAACCAGAAAGATATTATGATTGGATGCTATGGAAGCTCAGACAAGATGCTGAGTGGAAATCCATAAAACAAAAAACAAGAGAACCATTTATAAGACAACTTTTAAAAATGGATAGTTTGGTACTTGCTTTAATCTATACTGCAGGTCATATCTTTATTGCCATGAATGTTGTATATTTTATGACAGGTGCTAACTTATGGGAAGCTGGCACTGTGGCTCTCGTTGAGCCAATAATAAATGGTTGTTGGTTTTTTGTATTACATATATTATGGAAAAAAATACAAAAAAGATGAAAAAAACGGTGTACATTCCTTTAAAAATAGTGTATAATAGTACTATAAAATTAAAAAGGGAGTTTATATAATGGGTATACACATCGGACCACACGATAGATCATCTTCATGGATTGGCAGATTCGATCCTCAAAATCCTCAAGATATGCTAGAATATGAAATGGTTAAATCTGTTGCAAAAGCCTGCAATTCATCTGACAGAAAATTTAGAGTTGAGAAGAAAGGTAGAAAACCTACTAAAGGTTTTACTTACTTCGGTGATCCTATAGGAGGTATTAAAAATGCTACATTATGGGATGTCTATGTGTATAGGAGATATTCATGATTATTGTTGACTATAGTGGCATAGCATTAGCTAGTATTATTATTAATAAAACTAATGATGAACAGCTTATTCGCCATATGATACTAAATTCTTTACGCATGTATCGTAAAAGATACAAAGAAGAATATGGTGAAATGGTTCTTGCTGTAGATGCTTCAAATAACTGGCGTAGAAAAGCTTTTCCACAATATAAAGCTAATCGTAAAAAGGGTAGAGAAGAATCTTCATTCGATTGGAATGAAGCATTTAGAATATTAAATCTTGTAAGAGAAGAAATATTAGAAAATCTTCCATATAAAGTTATTCGAATCGATGGTTGTGAAGCTGATGATGTAATAGGTACATTGGTTACTATGAAATCAGAAGTAGAATTTAATCCAGAAAAGATTATGATTGTATCTTCTGATCGTGATTTTTTACAATTACAAAGATTTCCAAATGTTAAACAATTTTCACCATTAAAGAAAAAAGAAATGATAGAAGCTAATCCGAGATTATTTCTACAAAATCATATCATACGTGGTGATAAAGGAGATGGTGTACCAAATATATTATCTGACGATAATGTATTTGTTGAAGGGTTTAGACAAACACCTATGTCACAGAAAAAAGTTGATGCACTTATTGAAGATGTAAATGAAGGTGAATTACTTTATGCAGCATCTTGGTATAGAAATTATTGTCGTAATAAAAAATTAATTGATCTAAGCGAAACACCATCTGAACTTAAAACACAAATTATAAATACTTATAATGAACAAGATCCTGGTCCTAAGACAAGTAAAGTACTTAATTACTTAGTGGCCAAGCGTTGTAATAATTTGATTGAAAGTGTACAGGAGTTTATTTAATGAAACAATATGTTTTTGAAGTTTTAGAAGAAATGTCTAAACAAAGAAGTAAAAATGATAAAGTTCGCGTTCTCAAAGAAAATGAGTCATGGGCTTTAAAGGACATTATAAGAGGATCTATGGATACAACAATTGAATGGAATTTGCCTGAAGGTGAACCACCATATGTTGCATCTGCAGCACATAATCATCCAACTAATCTTACAAGGCAAAATTCACAATTTAAATACTTTGTAAAAGGTGGACAAGGCGATAAAATGCCTAAGTTTAAAAGAGAACAGATATTCATAGGAATACTAGAAGGCGTACACCCTGAAGATGCTAAACTAGTTATTAATATGATTAATAAAAAGAAAATTCCAGGAATTTCTAGACCAGTTGTAGAGGAGGCCTTTCCAAATTTACTTAAGGACTAACTCTGCAACCTTTTTGAAAGGCAAAGAGATGGTACTACAACAACTTGAAAAACACTACGGACTAACATTTAAAAAAAGAGGTAGGATTAATCGAATGGAAAAAATAGATAAAAAAAGAAATTTCATAAGAAAAAAAGTCAAGTTGATGAAAATACTGGAGAATAAATTTCAAATCAATTAAAAAAATAACTGTTTACAAACCGCGAAAAACATGATACAATTATATTATTTAAAAGGTGAAAAGTATGAATATTTTTATATTGGATAAAGATCCACAAAAAGCAGCCATGATGATGTGCGATAAGCATGTGCCTAAGATGATTATCGAATCTGCACAAATGTTATGTACTGCACACAGACTTCTTGATGGCAAACCAGAAAAACGAAGATCTCGTTCAGGTAAAACTATTCAAACTTATTATTCGTTTGGCGATATGCGCGATGATATTTATTATGCAGCTGTACATAAGCATCATCCATGTACTGTATGGACTATGGAAAGTAAAGACAATTACAATTGGCATTATCATCATTTTGTATCTCTTGCTAAAGAATTCGAATTTCGTAGAAATAAAAAACACGTTACATTCGAAAAGTTAGGTGTTGTACTCGCTGCACCGCCTATAAATATACCAGAAGCTGGTCTTACTGAGTTTGCTCAAGCAATGGCTGCTTATCCTGACTGTATAGTCCAAGGTGATGCAGTACAAGCTTACAGAAACTACTATCATAAAGCTAAACCATTTGCTAAATGGGATTGGGGCAGACCAGCACCAGATTGGTGGGAAGGATATCAAGGTGCCTAAGTATACAGTAAAGCCTTTAGAAGAAGGTGATGAATACGATATTGAGTGCAGTTCTGAAGAACTAGAAGCTTATCTTAAAGAGCATAATTGCATAAAAGTACTTAAATTTCCAGGCGTAATTGGTGGTCATGGAAGTCTCCTATCAAAAACAGATAACGGATGGAAAGACAATCTTCAAAGAATTAAACAAAATTCTGGGAAAGGTAATACCATCAAAATATAGGAGGCTAAAATGAATATGTTTTTCATTGTAGTAACGTTTGTTATGTCTACTCCTAATGTGGATAGGCCAATATATATATTTTCAAAACCTTCATTTGATAATTACATTAAATGCTATGAACATGTACAAAAAAATAATATGAATATGTTTAGATCTGCAGCCGGTGCTTACAATTTTAAATTACAACCAGAAGCTATATATTGTCTAAATGAAAAAGCAGTAAAAGAAATATTCGATTATAATGGAAATCCAGCAGAAAAGAAAAATATATAAAATATGATAAAACCAGATTATGAAATTATTGATGATTTTGTTCCAGATTATACTAATGAGCATATTGATAAAGTTTTAAGTGGTATTCATTTCCCTTGGTTTTTAGCAGATAAAGTTAAAACAAAAAACATAGAAAATGAATTACAAAATAATCAGCTTTTCCATTTGATTTACTTTTATAAAGATCTTTATAAAAGTAATTATTATTCTTTAATTGAACCTATTTTAAAAAAACTTGATATTGATATTTTGTTAAAAGTTAAAATTAATTGTACAACATATACTGATAAAATATTTGAATTTCCTTTTCACGTAGACACAGAACATAAAGCAAAAACGTGTGTATATTACGTTAACGATAATAATGGTTATACATATTTTAAAGATAATTCGAAAGTTTATAGTAAAGCAAGAAGATTAGTTAAATTTGATTCTCATCATTTACATTCCGGAACAACAAGTTCAAATACTAAATACAGATTCGTTATTAATATAAATTATATACCTAGAGAAATGATCACATATGACAAAGAGATTTAATCATGAAAAAATTGATATCGGCTATGAAGATCTTATCGCTACAACTACCGACACTGGGAGAACTTACAGTACTCCTGATGGCAAGTCTTATCCTAGTATCACAACAGTTCTAAGTATACTGTCTGAAGATGCTATAAGAGCGTGGCGTGAAAGAGTTGGAGTCGAACAGGCTGATATAATCAGTGGAAAAGCATCGAGACGTGGAACAAAAGTCCATAGTATTGTAGAGAAGTATTTAAGCAATGAAGACACAACACAAGAATTGCCACACATCAGGCAGAGTCTCGCAAATCTCAAACCTGTACTTGATAACAATATTGGAAAAATATATGGTCTCGAGGTGCCACTATTTAGTCATCACCTCAAACTCGCAGGACGGTGCGACTGCATCGCAGAGTACAATGGAGTACCCTCAATAATTGATTTTAAAACTTCTAAATACATTAAGAAGAAAGAAAGAATCACAA